TTTTATTTATTTATTGTATTACATACAAATATTATCTACTTTTGTGGATGAATAACTAAAAATTAATGAACTATGATTATTGAAAATAAGCCTATTGACATTAAAGTGGATGCACAGCGTCCGGCTAATTATGTAAGTTTGATGTTATTTTGTTATGAAGTTCCGAGCCAAAAAGCTTTAACTTTATCTACAATTAAAAGAGATTTAGAGATTATGAAAATTTTAGAAGAGAATGTAGAATCGGAATCATTTGAATTGGATGATAAATATAAAAATTCTCTTAAAGAAACTATTTCCTCTACTCCTTTTAATATTAGAAAGAAGTCTTTAGCAGAGTTTGGGGAATATATAGAACTTCTGTAATAAATATTGTATATGGAATATGAAAATGATTTAGATATCTTCAACTCATTAGACGAAGAATCTACTCCTCAAAAATCATCTGAGGAGAATGTGGATGGTAAAAAAGATACTTCCCAAGAGGAAGTTAATACAGAGGAGAATACTTCTCCTGTTATAGACGAACAATCTTTATTAGAGTCTGTTCTTAAATCTAGAGGAATAGATTTTAATAATATAAAAATAGAGGATACTGAAACCGGAGTAATTCACAGTGTCCCATTTACTGAGTTAAGCAGAGAAGAACAAATAGAACTTCTTAATTTAGAAGAAGATGATTATAACTTAGACGATGATGAGATAAATCTTCTTACATTTATGCGTGAAAATAATCTTAACTCCGAATCTTTAGTAAATTATTACAAACAGAAAGGAATTGAGGAATATTTAGCAAATGAAGGAGCTGTTTATAAGGTAGATGAATTATCAGATGAGGATATATATGCTTTATATATAAAAAATAATTACGGAGATATTTTAACAGAAGATGAATTAGTTGATGAAGTAAATAAAGCTAAAGAAAATTCTGAATCTTTTGAGAAAAAGGTTAATAAATTACGTGAGATATATAAAGCAGAAGAAGAAAGATTAGCTACCGAAGCTAAACAGAAAGAAGAACAAGACTCTCAGTTATCTGAGGAAGAATTAAATAAGATAATAGGTACTCTTAGAGAGGCTGGAAAAAATATTAAGACTATTGGAGGTTTTGACCTTGAAGAATCAGATATAGATAGTACAATGGATTATATAACTAAACCCCAGATTACGGGAAGGACAAAACTTGCAAGTGATTTAGATAATCCAGATACATTATTTAAATTAGCATTTTATGCTACTCATGGAGACGAACTAATTGAAGCTATTCATGAACATTATAATAATGTACTTAACGATGAAGAGTACCTAAAGAATAGACTAGAGAAATTAAGTAAACTTAAAAATAAAAAACGTAGTAATAACACATCTAATCTATCAACAGGTAAAGGTAATAAAATAGAAAATTCAGATTTAAAAAGTTTTCTTAACCTAAAGGATTAGATCTAAATTTAATTTAAAATGTTTGTAGCAGAATACATTTCAAATCGAGCCAATATGAATGGCTCAAGAACTTTTCATGACTTCTCCCAATTCTTGGGACGAATTACTCATAGAGTAGGTTTAGCTGCATCTTTATGTCCCGGACATACTGTATCAGCTTTAACTGAGAGAATTGAAAATATGGTTTATCAAGATATTCCTAAGCCCGGACGTAAGAGTATTGATGCTTTTGCCATCGAATGGGACGTGGATGTGAATCAATGAGGTTCACAATAAATTCTTTAAATTGCTGGGAACTCTCTACTGCTACTAGAGATAATCAGCAGCATGGTCTTGATGAAGACAGTGTTCAACGACTAGGGGAAACCTGTAAATCTTATTATTTAAATAAGATTAAAAAACTGAATTACTTATGAAATATATTGTATATCTTACTAAAAATTTAAAATCTAAAGTTGGAGAGTTAAATAAAATTTATATTGGAGTGCATCAGACAAATGATCCTAATACTTTTGATGGATATTTAGGGTGTGGAGTTTATATAGATCAACCAAGTACTTATATGTACCCAAAAACTCCATTTCAATATGCTGTTAAAAAGTATGGAACAAAAGCATTTGAGAGAACTACTTTATATATTTATGATACTCTGGAGGAGGCATATAATAAAGAATCTGAATTAATAAATGCCGAGTATTTAAAAGCGGATTATACTTACAATTATTTAAATACAAATTCATATAAAACAATTTATCAATTTAACACATCTGGAGAGTTACAAAAGAAATGGGAATATTCTTTAGAGGCATATGATTTTTATGGACAATCTCCTAAAAAGTTTCAATATGCTATAGATAGGAAATATGAATTTCTTAATTCTTATTGGGCATTAGAACCAGAGATAGATGTTATTAAATATTGTAAGAAATCTAATCCACCTATTTCTGTATATTTATATTCTAAAAAAGGGAAGCTCTTAAATGAGTTTCAATCAGAAAAGGAATGTGCTGAATATATAGGAATATTAGATATAAGTAAAGCTATTAAAAATCAGTCTCTAGTACAGAATCAATATTATATATCTAAGAAGTTAGTAGATGAATTTATTCCGAAGGCTAGGATAAGTTGTAAGAATCTTATTTATTATGTATATGATAAAGAAGGAAATTATATAGGAAGATTTAAAGGGAAAGAAGTAATGAAGGTTATAAATCTTCATTCATGGACTAAAATTCGGAATATACTATCTTATAACGAGGGATGGTATAAGGATTATTACATATCTACTACAGAAGTATTTAAAGTTCCACAAAAGTGTTATTCTAATGGAATGATAATTGATGTGTATGATAAATATGGAAATTATATAGAGACTTTAGATAATATAAAAGAAGTAAGAGAAAAATACAATATCCCATCAAATAAATTAAAGAATATCCAGATGGGGGATAGATATTATAAAGATTATATCTTTAAATATCATACTAATAAGTAAATGATATAGTCTAAGTTCTTTAAATAGAATAGGTTCATTAAACGTATTCCGTTTGTTGCTGTTCCAGAAGGCGATGGTGTTGGAGGAACTGAAATTCGGATGTTGTTTAAAGAAAAATACTACGATAAACATGATATTTTCGTGATAGATAAATCACATCAACAGTGTTATGTTACTGCTCGTCCAATTTGGAGAAGTAATAAATTCTATGAATATACTGTTCGATTGATTGATAATGATTATCAGTCATACTTAGATACTTCCGCATGTCAGCCGGGTATGACTACTCACTTCTTATCAAATGCTCATCCGTTTGATTATCACGATTTTGGGTTAAATTGTAGGCCCCTTTATTTAGTAATAAATATTGAAACATTCTTTGAATTGCTGGGACATCTTTAATCTGCTACTTAAAGACAATCAGCAGCGAAGCCGTATATAAAGTAAGCTACAGTAAAATAAACTACAGAAACTTATACGGAACGTTCAACGACTATCCAATATGGAGTAGGGAATTTTAAATTCTCGAAGTGGAGAAGGTCTTAATAATTAATAATTAATAATAAATTTTACTTGCTATGTATATAGTATATATGACAATTTGTCTTGCTAATAATAAAAAGTATATTGGAGTACATAAAACTTTAGATGATACCGTCTTTGATGGTTATTTAGGATCAGGAGTAAATATGAGAGATCCTAGAACATATAAACATCCTAAAACACCTTTTCAATATGCAGTTAAAGAATTTGGTTTTAAAAACTTTAGAAGAACTACATTAGCTAAATTTGATAATAAAGAGGATGCTTATAAATTAGAAGCAGAATTAGTAAATAGAGAATGGGTTCAAGATCCTGAAACTTATAATAAAGTTTTAGGTGGATATGGAGGATCTGATTCTAATTGGAATGCAAAAACTATTTATGTTTATAATACCGAAGGTGAATTTGTTTCTGAATATCCTTCTATATATAGTTTATGTGAAGCTTTAAATGCAACAGATAGAATACATGTATCTAGAGCTATTAAACAAGGATATTTATTTCATGGATTCCAGCTATCTCATGAAAAACTTCCGTATATGAAAAAATATGTTAAAAATAAGTATACTGGACCTAGAGTTGGGAATATAACAAATCATCAATTCGAACAAATTCCTATAGGTAGATTTGATTATAAAACTGGAGAATTATTAGAAGTATATTCATGTTTAACCGAATGTAGAAAAGCAGGATATGAAAATGCCAAAAAAGTTATTACTGGAGAAAGGAAAAAATGTAAAGGATATTCTTTTAGATATCTTAATGAGGAAGAATTTTCTAATATAGAAAAATTGTCATATGAAGAATTACATACTAAAATAAATAATAAGAAAAATTAATTATATAAGATCAAGATATAGTCTAATCTTTATAGTGATATAAAGTACTAACGCTACAAAATATCAATCTAATATGGAGGTTCATCGTAATTACTTGACCTTACATAGAAATGATATTGATGCATCTCAAGCTTATTTAGCTAATGAAGATGTATTCTTGAAAATTAGTGATACAGAAACTAAGGGAAGTGAGAAATTGTTTACTATGACTTCAATGGAAAAGACCTTGATTGAGAATTTCTTGGAAGTTAAAGCTAAACATGATCTTTGGGCACGTAGTTCAGTGGATGCCAACGGAAAAACTACCATCGTGGATCCGCAAACGCAGAGACCTGGGAAAATTTTAACAAACGTCTATGTTAAACACGGGTCGCATACTGGAAACAGTATGATAAATTAAATTCCTTGAATTGCTGGAATATCTTTAATCTGCTACTTAAAGACAATCAGCAGCTAAGCATTAAATATTGCATATATTTATATCATATTTAATGAAAGTCCAACGACTAGTCTTCGGACGTACATATTTATATATGGAAGCAGGGAACAACTTAAATAATTAAATAAAAATAATTATTACAAGATAAGTTGATGATATAGTCTAATCTTTATAGTGATATAAAGTATAAATAGTGTATATAGGCGATGGAATTATTCCTCAAATAGAAAGATACGCATACTTAATCTCTTTCGATCAATTACTTACTTCACACTTCAAAGAAGCATTAAGTTTCTTAACCTCTAAGGCAAAGAATTTAACTGGTAATGATTACGTATTAATCTGTAACTCTTTACTCTGGAATCAGGTTGGTGATAACTTAATGGATGAAATTGGAAAATGGACTCCTACCGCTACTTTGATGTATAGTAAATCTTCTGGTGTTAAGAAGAAAGTAGGTGAAACGATTGATGGTGTTAAAGTAGGTAATACTTTTGTTAGCTATGAATATCAGGGTAATACGATTACTTTCATGCCGGATAAGGCTTTAAATATAGAATATCCTGATCAAGCATTCGGATTTATTCTAGATCTTACTCCGGATTTAGCTAACGGAAAACCAGCTATTGAATCTTGGACATTCAAAGGCTGTGATATGATAAAAACTGATGTAATTGGCGTTAACCACTCCTCTAGCGCCACTATATAGTGATATGTAGAAAAATTAAACCTCTTTAATTGCTGGAAGGCTAAATAGTATTATCTATATTAAATACTACATGTTAATCAGCAGCTAAGGCTTAAATATTATTTAAATATTTATTCAAAGTTCAACGACTATCGAAAATATATCTAATAAGAAATATATTAGAGAATAAATGAGTAGAGTACATATTGTTAAATATGGAAACGGGAGGTAACTTATAAACGGTAATAGAATATAAGTTAATGATATAGTCTGGCTTATATGAAAATATAAGAAAAATACGTGGGGGATTAGATGGTATCTCAGGCGGAACTGCAAGTACTCCTGTAGCTGGCAGTCGTATGATTTACTGGGGTTATAGTGGGGTATCAGTATACGCACCCTATCGTTCTGTTATCTTTAGACAGAATCCGCTATAATAAATATAAAGAGGGCTAACAACCCTCTTTATTTTAAATTTAAACATTTAATGATCAATGAATATGAGTATAAGTGTAACTGCTTTAAAAGAAGAATTAGATACGGTAATACATTTACGTAGCCGTTTTGGTCCTAATCACGCTGGGATGTCAATTTCCCCAGTTAAAAATCCATTAACAAGAGAGTATCCTTCTTGTGTCAGAAATGTGGATTCATCTGGAAATATTATCTTAGGTAAAGAGGATGATCCTTTGGATTATTTCGTTAGAACTACTGATAGATTTTTTATTAAAGATGGGGATGAGTTTGATCTAAGTAATCCTGTTAAATCTAAACAATGGGAAGCTATTAAATTTTCTGATCTTATTTTTGATAGTAAAGGGAAATTTGATGAAAGTGGTAAAATGTTAGTAGGACCAAATGAAAAAATCGGACCTCAAGCAGTTTATTATGTAGAAAGGATTGTTGAGGATACTAGAAAACGTAATACAGCCTCAAGGACACTAAATAAAGCACTAAATTATATTTATAATGCTTCAAGAGATGCTTTAAGAATTAGAGCAATGCTTTTAGGTAAATATATAAAAGATGCTTACGATGAGGAAATTGAAGAGTTTCTAACAGAATTTGCTAAAAAAGATGCTGAGAAGATTATTTCTTTATTTGAAAGTAATGATACTAAATATCTAATAGCATTTACATATGCTAAACAGAAAGGTATTTTACGACAGAAAGCAGGATTGTATACATATAATGATAATGATATCATAGGTAGAGATGCTGATTCTTGTATTGATTTTATGAAAAATCCTAAGAATAAACTTATTACTGATAGGATTTTAAGAGAAATTCAAGAAATTTCTGTAAAGGATAAGGATGTAATTATAGAAGCTATTTCCGATGATAATAAAAGAATTGAGGATTTAAAAGCACAGAATGAGGTATCTACAACACAGGGTTTTCTGGATAATTCTAAGTCTGATTCTGAAATATTAAAAGATTTAGAAGATGCTGAAAAAACTCCATTAGAAAATAAAAGTAAACCTACTAGTAAAGCTAGTAAATAATACATAATATGAATTTAAAACAAGTCTATCAAGCAGTACTTATAGAATTAGAAAAACAAAAAGCTCCCAGTATGCTCTTAGACGAGTTTAATTATTATTATTATAAAAGTGTTATTCAGTATATAAATACTAAATATAACTTTTGTGATATGAATCAACAAGAGGATGATGATCTTAGAGTATTAAATATGACTGCCACTTTATCTGGAGGGAATATAGTAAGTAAAGATGACGATAAAACATTATTTACTTTACCTAGCGATTATTTTCATCTTAAAAATTGTGTAATTACATTTAATAACCCTAATGCTAAATGTAATTCTAATTCAATAATTAAAAAGGGAGCAAGAAGATTAACATCTGATAAATATCCTGGGATATTAAATAATTATTACTTTAAACCTTCATATAAAACACCTTATTATTATATATATAATGATGATTCTGGACAAGTTAAAACTGGAACTCCAGTTATTATAAAGCTGTTTTATGGAGAAGATAAGAATATAAATATCTCAGATATATCTATAGATTATATTAAATATCCTAACGAATTGAGTCTAACTGTAAATGATTTAGAGAGTGAAGATGAGATTCTGGAGGACTTAGAGTTTCCTAAATATGTATGTTACGAGATAATTAATATTATGGTGAAATTATTTTTAGAGAGACATAGAGATCCTAGGTTAAATACCAATCCTATAGTTAATCAAACAATAGCTCCACCTATTTCCCCTAATAAATAAAATTTATAAACATGTTTGAATTTGTAAATGAAGTAATTATTAATAGTGCGAAAGATTCGCTTAGTGGACTTAATAAGTTCGATAATCAGATAAATGGAGAGAGTGGTTTTAGAGTGCTTCGAGTAGGAGATTATAAGACTGCATATATTAAAGGTGGTAAGATATATAAAACAACTGCCTCAGATCCTAAAGTATCTATATCCAAAATTACTATTACGGATGCAGTTAAACCTGCAACTGCTGGAGTAATAAATCATATTAGATTAGCTATTGGTATGCAGCTTTCTGGATCTGCTGATTCTTATTTTGCTGAAACTATGGATGACAGACGTCGGAGAATGTTTTATGCAAATTTAGATGTAGTAAATACCGATATTGCTGCTAATATTGCTAGTAAATTGGTTGATATTATAAAGAAACAAGGTAATTTCTATAACAATCTACGATTTAAAGCTACTGTTGAGGGTGCTAAAATTACTATAACTTCTGCTAATGAATTTCAACTATTTAATGTGTTGGAAGTACAGAAATTGGAAGATTTTAGTACTGCTGCTTTAGGTAATTATTATCCTAAAGAACCAGTATATACTACTATATTAACAGGAACTAATACCCAAATTGCTCAAGAAGGTGTTGGTACTTATTGGACGATGTTGAAAAATGTACAGATCCAAACCTCTCTTAGAACTGGAATCTTTAATCAGGATAATGATGATTCTAAGATTGTACCGGGTGCTTCTTATAATCAATACGTATTTGATTATGAATGTGAAAGAGATCATACTGGTATGGGTGCTGTAGGTGAGAAATTAGTATCTATCACTAAAGCTGTTTTCTGGGTTAATACCTCTATCTCAGATACTTTCGAAACTGCTGTAAAAGCTGCTGGAGTAGTTATAGATGATGTAGAAAAAGCTTCCGATAATACTGGTACAGATGCGGCTACTCAGACTATGACATTAAAAGTAGGAGAAAAGAAATATGTAGATATTAAGATTTCTGAATATGATAGTGTATCTTCTGCTTCTACTGACAAAGTTGAAGTAAAAGGAACAGAAATTACTGGCAAGGCTACTACAGACTCTGCTGTGGCTGTAACTTATAAAAAAGGATCAGATACAGTATTAACTGTTAATGTAACTGTCACCGCTTAATATAAAATATATTATTTAATAAAAGGCAGGTAAGATTATAATATTCTTATCTGCCTTTTTAAATATATACCATATGGAATTGAATAAATTAGCCTCTGCAATTTTAAATGATATACTATCTGGATTGAGAGGTATTACATCTAATATATCTTTATCTGTTGAACAATTAGAAGACGACATAATAGATGAAAGATTAACTATAATAAAAGAGTATGCTTTAAAAGGACTTCTCCCTGTTAAAGATTTGGTTACATCTATTAATTGTTTGGAGGTAGATTGTAAATCTATAGAGAATTGTAACTTATGTAATCCTAATTTAAATATTAGGGAGACTAAAATTCCTCATGTAGAGATTCCTCAAATTGTCACAGATTTGGGAGTTGACGCTATTCAGTATTTTGGGACTGTGGATAGAAATACCCCATTTAAGATTTATACTGATATATCCTATCAATACCATAAATATAATAGATGGTTAGGTAGAAAGCCTTATATTTATATAGATACATCTCCTAATGAAAATGGGATGTATGATTGTTATATATTTAATGCCCCATTAATTAAAACACTATCTATAATAGCTGTATTTAAAGATCCTAGACAGTTAGAACAATTTACTTGTTGTAATGCAGAAGAAGTGTCTAATATGAACTTCTTGACTAACGATATTAAGAGAAGGATTACGGAAAAAAAAGTGAGATGGTACAGAAATTTAGCCGCACCTAACCTACCAAACGATCAAGTAGCTAAAGCTTAATATATATGAAGAATTTAAACTTTCACACAGCATATACGTATATTCAAACTAACTATGGTTTAAATATAGATCAATTAGAGTTTGAATCCTCTGGAATGATTGCATACGATAAGATAGGAAATAAACAAACAGAGATAAAAGAATTTGTAGGAGATGTTATAAATGGGGAATTAGAACTTCCGTGTGATGTTACTAGTATCGAAGCAGTATTCGGGAATTTTATAGACTCTCAAAAAACATCTAATAAACAACGTTGGCCTCAAGTTATTACTAATTACATAGAACAATATATAGAATACTGGAAATATAATAAATCCTTATTATATGATTATGGAGTATTATTAAATTACCAGATGAGGGAAAATACTTTATTATTTGATAAGGATTATAAGAATGTATTAGTTTTATATAGGAAACAAATTCTAGATGAAGAAGGATTTCCTTATATAAATTCTAAAGAGGCCGAAGCAATTGCAGCATATTGTGCTTATACAGATTTATATAAACAAGCTATTAGAACTAGAGATCCTAATACATATCAAATGGCTCAGAATATAAAATTAGAATGGGCTAGGTTATGTGAAAGAGCTAGAGTTCCGGAAAAAGTATCTCAAAACGATATGAATAGGATTTTAGATGTAATGACTAGTTTTGATAGAAAATCTTATGGAAAATCATTTAAACCAGAGAAGTAATGAAATATAATAATACAACAATATCTTCTCTTAGTTATACATTCTCCGCACCTGAATTGTTTGAAAAATTCGATTTAAAGAAGTTAGAGGTATCTAGAAAAATGCTTAAAAAGAATTATAAAAATGGTGCAGAACTCCGATTATGGTGTTGTAGGATTTATATTTACTTTTTATATTTAGTAATATTGGATATTATCAGAAATAGTACTACTTTCGTATTTACAACCAGAAAAAGAATGATTTTGGGGATTGAAATACTTAAAGGAGAAGAACTTTTAAATCATCTAAAGACTTCTACAAATACAATGTATAATTATTTTGATTCTGAGTATAAATACCCACAAATTAAATTATTCTATGAGAAAGGTAAGAAAGGAACTTTAACTAGAGGAGTAATGTTAAATTACTCCTTAACTAGAGAATTTTTTGATAATGTAAATAGTGGTAATAAGTATGGCTAATAAGATTAAGTATTTAAAGGATTATCTCCCGATATTACAAGAAAAATTCCCAGAATTTAGTATAGAAGATTTAACTACTATTATTAAATATGGGAATAGATATTTATATTATGTAATATCTAATAATAGTGATGTTTATTTATCTAGTAAAATAGATGGTAAGATGTTTAAATTTCTCATTGGAAGAGTTACATTTCAAAGTATTGCTCACAAAATTAGATACGCTATTAGTAAGATGATTACTAAGATGAGGTTTTTATATAGACAGCGTAGAACTAAATGGTGGGGGTATTGTTATTTTGGATTAACTGAGGAGAAATTTAAATCTATTTATTTAAATAAAAGAAATATTACGTTTAATTTTGGAGATGTATGCTTATATAGAGTGCTTGATGAGTGCTTGCTTAATTTAAACTACGATCATTTCTTTAGAGTTAAATTATACGGAATTCCTGGATATAAGGTATTTTTTGAGAATTATTCTACTAAAGATGCAGAATATTTCTTAAAAAGATCTTTTGATGGGTATGAGTTTACTAAAATTGATAATATAACTAGAGAAGATTTAACGGAATTTTAATATGGAAATAGCTCAAAACTCCTTTAATGGAGGATTATTAATGGATATGAATGATACTGTAGTTCCGAATACAGTATTAACAGATTGTTTAAATGGGACATTGATTACTTTCGATGGTAATGAGTTTATATTACAGAATGATTCTGGAAATGGGAGAGTTGAATCTTGTGCATTAAAGAAAGATTTTATTCCTCTTGGAATAAAGCAGTATGGAGGGATTATATATATAGCATCGATGAATCCTCTTACTGGAGAATGTGAATTAGGTTCATTTCCATCTCCAGAAAGGAATATATCTTCGGAAGAATTATCTATGGATGATATAGATACTGATATACTTGATAGTACTTTATATCCAGAAGGGAAGAGTAAAGGATTACAAATTACTTATTTAAAAGCTGATTTTTCTTTATTGCAACGAATGGTTTTAAGGCCCGGCGATAAATTTCTAATTTATATAACTCCTAGCACTGGTAGCTCTTCGATAAATAACTTTATAGAAACTTATAAAAATTATAATACTACATTCAATAACGGGAAACTTCAACGGAGAGTTTTTTCATTACATCTTGCCACTGTAAATGAAAATGGATCTATTACTTATATAGAAGATCAAACTAATGTATTTACAAACGAAGTTAGAAAGTTTTTTTATACAGAAGGCGAAGCATTTGGAGGTAATATTCAATTAAAAACAGTTCAGGATCCCTCATTATATAATACATATAGTTCTAGATTTAATGGATATTTAATTATAGTATTAGAGATAGAACCTATTGATTTTTTTAATATTGAGATAGGAGATGTAACTGAAAATGGTAAGGATAATTATGATGTAGAGCTTATTATTAATAGTGAAAGTGATAGTTATAATAATGTATATGGAGTAAGAATAGAAAAAGATGAAGAAGATACCTATGAGGATGAAGAAATAAATCCCGATTTAAATCCAGAGTTTATTTTAAAGCCCGGAGAGAATATTCCACAACCCGTAATATCAATTAAACATGATTTATTAAAATTAAGTAAAGAAAAAGATACACGTATAACTATAAAACCATATTCAAGATTCCAATGGTTTGAGAATCTTAAATATACAACAGTATTAAATTATCGAGATCTATTAACTAGTAAAGAATCTAATATATGGAGATATTCTACTACTAGTACTACTAATATAGAAGGAAGAGAAGTTAAAAGGGTTACTATTACTACAGACTTCTTTGTTAGAGGAACATCAAATGGATTAAATAAGTGTGATGTAATGTATATAGAATTTTATGATGTATCCGCAAATGCATCTCTTATATACCCTTTATCTAAATCTATTTCAGGATCTTATAATTTCTCTATAGATTGTTTTGATAAAGATTTAAAAGTAGAACCTTATTATTATCAAAACGGGGAAGGGGTGGAAGATATAGATTCCGCTATTACAAATTTCGAAAATAATTATTTAGAATCTTCCGGTACCAATTACTATTTATTATTGGATTCTTCAAGATTAGAGGATTATTTTAAAATAGTATCTGGAGAAACTGTTCAAGAGAATATAAATACTAAAGAGCCTTCTATATCTAATCCTAGATTACCGTGGATATATAAAATAGAACCTCAATTAGGAAATGGTACTAAAATATATAAGAATTTTAGTACTCAAAATAATTATGTATATAATTCTGAATATACTAGGTTAAGATATAATAATTTTTATATATGTAGAATATGTGGATTGAGCTTTAATAAGGATACAGAAAAACACCAATTTGAGGTTGAGGAATATAATGCTTTATATACTCTTTTCACAAATGGACAATTTAATTCTTATTATACTTCTGCTATTACAGAAGATACTAAGAACTTTTCAACACTTAAAATAGATAATTATATAACAGTAGTATCGGATTCTGCTATAGATTTATCCCAAAAGAGTATTACTGGACCAACTATTATCCATAAAAAAAATAATATACTACAACCTTCATTGTCATCAGCTTCCGATTTAATTGAAGAAGGGGAACACAAGACGCAATATGAAACTACTATAGAAAATAGTGTCACAGTAAATTCAGAATATAGACTTAGGAAAGTAAATAAGCTTAATTTTGGGATATTAGATGCTGATATAATTTACTCATCTGATACATCTAATTATAGTTTAACTACTTCTGGAACTCCATTAATTTTTCCATCCGCTGTTATAACTGATGATAAAACTCAGGATGATGAAAATATTAGGAAGCTTACTATAACTGCAACCCTAAATAAACAAGTAAAATCAGGAACATATACTACAAATATTCCGGGAGATAAAATAGAATATAATAAATGGGAACCTGTAGGATTATTAGGGTGGGATGGACTACAAGTATCATCTGGAATACCTTATTATCATAACGATGATGGACGTGGAGATTGGATCTGTGTTAAGGATGGAGTAGATAATATTTTTGTAGATGAGGATGTATCATCTAAGTGGGTTACTAAAGATCCAAATAAAGGGGGTTATAATAGAGATTACACTGTAGACGCAGAAAATTCTCCAACCACAGTCGTAAATAAAATAAAATCAAGACTAGGGAATAATAAAATAGGGATATTAGCATTTGCTGGAGATAGTCTTGGTACTTCTCTAGAAGCTTTCGTAAATGACTGGGGAAGTAGAACCTGTAATAAATTATATTTTTATCCTAATAAAAATTCTTCTAAATATTATCCATCAACCTTTGTTATAATAGAATTTGATGGAAATACAATGTGTATTTGTAATATATACGGAACTAGAGTTGGAAATAATATGTCAGCAGATAATATAAGGTCAGAATTTAATACATTATTTAATAATTTATATAGAGCAAGTAAAGTATCTGGAGCATCTAATAATCCTTATACTATACCTAATCCTGATACAATTAAATATGATAATCTTTATGATACTACATTAGAAGGAAAGATAAAATTAACTGGATCATTTTCATCAGTAGATATTAATATAAAAACAGATGATGGTACTATACCTCTAAATAACAGGATTACTACAATAATAAATACATATATAAATTCATTAAAGGATAATAAGTATTATATTGGATATGGAAGTACAGATACTGGCCCCGATAAAACAAAATTAGAAGATTACAAACCAATAGAAACTACACAAGCTCCTTTTTCAGCTAGCATACCTTATAGATATATATTTAGTTCTTCTTTAACCTCCTCTAATTTAAATAAAGTTAAAAACATATATCTCGAAGCAAGTAGTTATACTACATATATGTCTAAGGATTTAGATAACATGTACGCTACTAATAATGAAAAATTATATTTTAAGAGAGTAGATAAATTTGAAGTACATCCTCTTTTTAGTATTCTAAATAATAACATTCATCTGATAGGAAAGGGTTTTGGAGCAAGTAATCAGGAATCTAGATATATTGACTGGTATTCTTTTAGAAATTTATCAGATAATGAAGATTGTTGTAATGCTAACCTTAGAAATCCAGATGATCTGGTATTTAGCAAACAATTACAGGTAAGAGGAAATATAACTGGGTCTAATTTTAGTAAACCAGAGAATTTAGTTAATTTTACTTAATTATATATGACCCCTTTTTTAACCTTAAATTTTGATATTACATTTGAAATTATGTATAAGACTCTTCAAACAGAAGGGTTTTTAGCATATGAATATAATCCATTTAGAAATTTAAGATTATCCGGAAATAGATATCTTAAAGCTACTGATGGAAGATATGTAATAAAAAGTGGGGACATTGAAATTCCTGCTACTTTAAAAATAATTGAACCTATAGATAATGATACTGGAATATTTAAAGAAAAAGAAATCTATATTACGGATCAAAATATAGATACTTTATTTATAATAAGTTCTAATAATAGTAATATAAATACAGATGAAGTTAAAAGTAGATTTTCAGAAGCAACCGCTGAATACTCTTCTCTTAAATATACACCAAGACAAGCATTAAGTCCAAGAGAATGGGTTCGTACTAATAGCAAAAAAGAAATTGAAGTTAGTAATCCAGGTAATAATGAAGGAAGATTGATTACATCTAATAGAAAAGGAGATTTAGTTGATTTTAGTACTAAAGATTTAAATTTTAGTATAAATAATCCAGTTGATATAGAGATTCAAGAATCGTATGACGGAAGCGTAAATCTTATACTTAATGATGATTTAAATCCCCCAAGACTTATAAATTCCCGTTTTACTCCAACTGAAAATGGAATGTATAAAATTATAGATAGAAATGGGAATAATGATACTAATATATATGATGAAAATTCCTTAGACGGAGAGACTAAACTATATAAAACTATAAAAACTCTTCCAGTTATTAGATTTGATGGTGTAGAATCTGGAGGGGAATTAAAGGTTGGGAATTATGTATTTTATTTTAAATATCAAGACTCTGATGGAAACGAGACTGATTTTGTTGCTGAATCAGGAATTGTTTCTGTTTATATAGGAGATATTAGTGATATAAAAACTATAAAAGGTGGAATATTAGATACTAATGCGTATAAAACTATTAGATTCACTATAACTAATATAGACGATTCTTATGATTATCTAAATATCTATTATACAAGATCCACTAGTACTGAAAATGGAACAGAGATTACAAAAGCATATAAATTAGTTAATAGCTTCTCTGTAATAAATACTGTATGTACTGTTACTATAACAGGTATAGAACCTGTGTCAGAAATTAGTTTAGATGATATTAATATCCAATATAGTATTGTAGAAAATGCTAAATCTCAGGCTCAAGTACAAAATAGATTATTTTTAAGTAATGTAAATAAAACAACTATTCCGTATAAAGAATTAGCTGATCTATCTTTGCGTATTATTCCAGAAGTTTATACAGAAGATGAGGTTGGAGATATATCATTAGATAATGGGTATTACACACCAGTTGGATCTAGTAGAGAAACCTTCGGAATGTATTATAATGTATATAATATCTATCATAGAGTAGGATATTGGGAAGATATATATAGATTTGGAATAGTATATATAATGAATGACTTTACATTGTCTCCAGTATTTAATATCCGGGGAAGGAATTTAGGAATTGAGAATACTGAAAAAATTGAATCTATATATAATTGGAATAAAGATACCGAACTTCCGGGAGATAGAAATTATATAGAAGTTTTAGAGAATGGATTTATAAAATCTTCTTTGGATAATGCTAAAGGTGTAGTTAAATTAAGTATTGAAAAGAACTCTACTTATGATGGATATAATAAACCAGTAGGTATTAAATTCATATTTAAGAATTCAGAAAATAACTCCGATTATTCTACTTGGAAGGATACTGAGAATTTAATAAAAGAATTAAAAAAATATACTAAAGGATTCTTTTTTGTACGTCAAAAACGAATTCCAACAGTATATTGTCAAGGAGCAACTATAGGATTAGATTTAAATTCTAAGATCCCTGTTCTTCCAGTAAAACGTGGAGACGGTAAACCGTTAGGAATGACTGAATCTTTCATAGCTAATAGTAATGGGGATAGTATTTTAGAAAATGATATTAATAATAGATTATTATATTCTAATGATACCCTACCAAATGCTGCTATTGTTCCGGAAGCGGAATTAAATAATGAATTATACTCTCAGATATTTAATGGATCTAAATTCGTTCTTAGAGATTCGTATTTAACGTACGATACTACAGAAAATTATATTACCCAAAGAGGAGATGATAGACATTATACATTTCCGAATTTCTCCGTAGGTAGAAAAGATAATGACAGATCTTGGTATCAAAATATAAGTTTAACTTATATTGATGATAACATTCAATTAAAAACATCTGGAACGCAAGATTTTTCTTCTAGAGCTGGTGAAGCCGAAGTCGCATATAAATTTAAATATCTAGGTAAAGAAGATAATAAAGCTAAAGCAAAAAACCTATTACGGGGATCTTGGGGTTCTTATGTAGGAATTGAAGGACTACAATCATACTGTAAATTAGTAGATATAATGGTTCCGGGATATAATGAAGGCATGTTAGTCGATTATTTTAAAGCTAGATTTAGTGATATGTCTCCATATTATTCTATATGTGATAGATATGAGTGGGATTCATTAGAAGGTGAAGAATTAGTTTGTTATAGAGGAGATTGTTATATAAGTATTTTTACTCATAGAATGTGTAGAAACTTCCAAGATCCGGAAAGTCCTACTAACGATACTATTGTAGATCCTTATACATGGAGAGATAATTATACTGGTTCAGAAGATGGAGCTTTAGATTTGGAAAAAGCAGAATTAATAAATAGAGGAGATGTTAATGCGGTTCAAATTGGACATTGGGTTACACTAAAATGTTTATCTAATATAAATTTAGCATTAAGATGTGAAGATGGATCTAATACCTCAGAAGAGGCTTTAAATGGACATCCTAGAACATTTTATCCTATATCTAGATTTAATCCATCTGGAGAGTATAAAATTCCTGAAAGTACAGTATATAATTCTGGATATAATAGCTCTACATCCGATAAAAACTATTTTATTCTTCCAGATGTCCCATATATAAAAAATGATTTCTCTAATAGAATAATGTATTCTGATATATTCATATCTGACGCATTTAAAAATAATTATAGAGTATTTCAATTAAGTAATTATAGAGATTATAATAAAGAATATGGAACTATTACATCTATTATCGAATGGTATGGAGATTTAGTAGTAGTATTCGAAAAGGGAGTTGGACTTATACCAATAAATGAAAGAATCCAAACAGCTGGAGAATTAAATAATCCAGTATATTTAAATTCCAATAATGTTCTCCCAGAACGTCCTATTTTATTATCTAAATTATATGGATCTCAGTGGAAGGACTCTATATTAAAAACAGATAATTATGTATATGGTGTCGATACTTTTGCTAAAAAGATTTGGAGAACAAATGGAAAATCATTTGAGATTATATCTGATTTTAAAATTCAGAAATATTTAAATGATAATATTTCATTTACTGAAAGAGAGAGAAGCACTACCTTAGGATTGCGGAATGTAAAAACACATTTTAATAAATTTAAATTTGATGTATTATTTACTTTCTATGATGATATTCAGGATATAAATCCAGTAGGAGAATTTATAACTTCTAGAGAATGGAATTTGTGTTATAATGAAAAATTACAATTGTGGACAACCAGATATTCATGGATTCCATTAATGTCTGAAAATATATCTAATGTATTCTTTACTAATAATAAAGAAGATTCTAAGAATATATCTAAAGTCTCAGTTACATGGGAAGGTTCTGTTGCAGCTAAAGGAATTATATTAAGAGATCCCACTACTTATTTGAATAAAGTAAGTTGGGAAAGTATATTAAATCCGATTAATAATCCTTTAGTTGTATATAAAGGAATAGAGATTCCGGATCTTACCTCTCCTGTTACAACTGGAAAAGATGTTGCAGTAGGGTTATTAGATATTAAATTAGATGTAGATCCAGATAAATTTAGAATTAAATACTCTAAATATGAATTTATAAATAATGACATTTATCCAGATAACGAAGATTTTTATTTATATACTCATGAAGATAAGATAGGTAATAAAGTTTCGAATAGACAGACATGGTTGATATTAAGATCATCTAATAGTACTATTAGAAATAAATACCTAGAAGGGAATAAGTATGTAACTCTAAATATTCGAGCAGAATTAGTGCGAGGGAGAAACGAATCTATAACATCAAATATGGAAGAATTAGAAGTAGATGCTAGTAGTACATATACTGGAGTAGTTTATATAAGAACATCTTCCGAGACTTGGAAAAATCCTACATATTTCTGGAGACATGGAGTAGCTGGAATATTTGATAATAAAGAAAAAATCTATCCAACCTCATGGTATAAAGAACGAGATTCAAAAGGAGTACCTCTTTCTTATGACCCATTTGAATTCGAATTTGTTGTAAATAAAAATGTTGGATATCATAAAATCTTCACAAATCTCTTTATCATCTCAAATAATGTCCTCCCAGAATTAGTCTCATTTGAAGTAATTGGTGATGCTTATGATTTCTCTAACATCCCAGATTTAAAAGAAGGCTCATATTTAGTACAAAAGGGGGAGAAAGAAGAAAATGAAGTAGATGATTATATAAAATTCATTGATAATAAAGATTGTAATAATAATAACATTGGAAGTTCTGCTATTATATTCTATGATGATAGATTGTCTGAGTATAGTTTAAGAAGAATTCAACCTATTAAGGATATGTCTACTTGTGGTATTATTAAAGGTAATACTAGATATCAAGAAGATTTTGTTAATGTAACTTTAGAACCTTTTAAATATCAAAAAGGGAGTAAAGGGAATATTAAATTAAAAATTGAAGAAACTAGACCTAGAGATAAGTATATAAAGATTAGAGTTAAATATAATGGAGATAAGAGAGTTATTATTACCGCATTACAAACAATGTTTGAAATAAGTTTTTGTTAAATAAATTAAAATGAAAAAGTTTCAAGAAGGAGGAATACTTACATCAACTGGACCCTTAATTGGAGCAGTTAGTGCAAGTAAACCTCTCACATTAAATAAAATGGCATTACAAAATGCTTCTTTAAATACAACTGGAAAAGGACTAGGTATAGGTAATGTATTTAAGACTAGTTTAAATAATGCTGGGGCTGATTTAAAATCTTCATTTAGTGGTATAAACGGAGTGAATACTATCTCCTCTATATTAGATCTTGGAGCATCTCTAATGCCAAAAGATTATTCTGGAAAGAAAGGAAATATAACAGCTGGAATAGATGCTGGATATGATACTATATCTAATATGATAATGAATATAAATCCCGCTATTGGAGGTATAATGAAGGCTGGCAAACTAGTTGGAAATGGATTAGAGAAATTAGGAGTTGGTACAGATAAAATGACTACAGGGGATGCTATTTTAGGAAGTAGTTTCTTTAATCTATCTATTCCGGGATTAATAAATAATGTTTTTGGAAAAACAACTAGAAAATTTACAGTAGATCAAAATATCGCTAACAATTCCTCTTATACTGGAACGGGTAAATATATCCAAGATGCTGGTGGATATTCTGGTAAAAAATACGGACTTTTTTCTAATAAAGCTAGAAAAAAAGCTAATAGAAAAATGGATAAAGCTCAGGGATATCAAGATACTATAGATGATATCTTAACAGATGCATCAGATAAATCAGCAAGAGCAGCAAGTTCTTCTGATATGTTTACTAATAGATTGCAATTAGAACAATCAGGAGGATTAAATAATATCCGATTCGGAAGAGATGGATTTAAATTCCTAGAATCTTTTAGAATTAAATATGCTGAATCTCAGAAAAATATCCTTAAATATAAAGATGGCGGTAAGATTGGAGAAAAGAATATAATTCCAGAAGGTAAATTACATAAAGAACTTCATCATTTAGATACAGAAGATATATCTAGAAAAGGTATTCCTGTTATATTAAAGGAAGGGGATAAGATATCTCAAGTAGCGGAAATAGAACGGGAAGAGTTGATTCTTAGATTAGAAGTCACTGAGAAATTAGAGGAATTATATAAAGAAGATAGTGATGAAGCTGCTATTGAGGCAGGAAAGTTACTAGTTAAGGAGATATTACATAATACTATCGATAAGGGTAAAGTAATTAAAGAAACTGAGTAATGTAGGTATATTTAAATAGAATTGAAATATATTCTATTTAAATATAGCCTTTTATATATAATGCTATGTTAAATTTAAATAGAGTAAATTCTTATTTAATACAAAAGTATCAGAATGGAGGAAAAAGTAATATAAAACAAACTCAAGCAGAGAGAGTATATAATTTTCTCAATCCAGCTGATGGTTATTGGAGTGCTCCTTATTACATACGTCTTCCATATTTAAATTATACTAATACTCCAGTTCCAATCCGAGAAGAAAGGGAATTAGCAACTCCTATTGAAGAGGCTTTCTTTAAACATTATTTAAATTTAGGAAAGGATTCGAGATTAATAAAATCTTCCAAAGCTAGGATAAATGCTGACAAAGATAAAGATCCTAAAAATACTGAATATGTAGGAATCCCACAACCTGTAGCCCGTAGAGTACAATCTATGGTAGATACCTTAAATGTAGGTAAAATTCTACGTAATTATGATAAATATATAGAAAAATTTCCAGAATTACCTAGTAAATCTAGATTAGAAAAAATATATAGAACTGGAAAAGAGGTACTAGAATCTGGAGAGCCGAAAGTAGTTAATGAAGGATTAACTGTTAAATATATAGAACGTCCGGATAAGAATCAGCATTTTGCAACAGGATTAGATCTTTTCGGGAATTTTACCATTCAATGGGATAAGGATAATAATACTATCAAAGTAAATGATACATACGACTTTCCTTCTATAGTTACAGGAAAATACACTATTCCTAAAAGAGAAAAATCCTTGGAAATTAGAGAAGATATTAAATTTAATCCCAAAGTAGGATCTTATTTGTTAAGAGATAATATGAAGAATTATTATGCTGATGATGAGGATCCTTATTTTAAATAATATATAATTATGTCAGAATTAAAAAAATCAATTGTAAAAGTTAAAGTACATAATAAAGAATACCTCTGTGATACTGCTATAGATGACTGGGAAAGAGAACATGGATTTATGCATATAGAAAGTCTATCAGAAAATCAAGGACTTCTATTTATATATCCAGAAGTACAAGAAGAAGTAAATTATTGGATGAAAGATACTCCTTTATATTTAGATATAATCTTCATCTCTCCAGAATTTAAAGTAATATCTAATAAAGAAGGGAAGCCTAATGATACAAGTATTATATCTGAAAAGAATGTGTTATTCGTATTAGAGGTATCTAATAATTCCGGAATTCGATCTGGAGAAAGTGTAGAGTTTGAGGGATTAGATGAAGTACTTGAAGAAAGATTAGATTATTTAGAAGATTTGGAGGATGAATCTCCTAAAGATAAGATAGAAAATGATATTGATGATTTAGAGGATTTACTAGAGATACTTTCTACTAACGGTAAAGTACAATATAAAATAAAAGGTGGAGAGAGAATATTTTCTAGGAAGAATACTAGAGTCTTAATTCGCCAAGCTAAGAAAGCAGAGAAATTAAAAACCGATTCTGCATATAAGAGATTAGGTAAGTCTGTATTTAAATACATGAAAATTCAAGATAATAATGATCCGGAATATGTAACTACTAAAAAACATGGGTGATTATACTAAAGAACAATTACATAAATTATATAGAGATTTAGTTATTAATAGATCTACCAGACCTATGACAACTAAAGAACTTAGAGATAATACTAGTTATATAAATGAAGATTGGGAAGAAGCTTTTGATAATAGACAACTTACACCCGAACAAGAAGATAAGGCAATAGCAATCAGATATAATTATCCAAGAGACATTAAGACAGCTGCTTTCGATGCATTAAATACTCTATTCGGAGATCTTCAAGATGCTCTCTATACTAAAAGTAACGGAATTAGAGAGATTAAAGATAAATCAGATGTTATTAGAATAACTAAGGACGAAAATGGAAATGATATCAATCTTCCTCCTATATATAAACAACCTTTAATAGATATAATTAAGGCTTCTAAAAAAGTTAAGGGAATGACACCTGAGAAAGCAATAGCATTATCATATCATGAATCTACTCTAGGAGTTAATCCTTCTAGATATGGATATTTAGGAGGTAAAAATGCTACAAAAAAGGATGTTACAGATGCCATGAATTATAATATTGAAAATTATAAAGAAAGAACTACATATACTCCAGATCAACTTGTTGGATTGGATCACCCGGATAGAAAAGGAAAGCTTGATTATATAAAAATATTAACTAAACTCATACCAGAACCAAAACCTGGAGAAAAAGGAATTAATTATATAACAATACATAATGATGGATATGGTGGAGAAGAATATCACCTAACTCCAGAAGGAAAAGAATATTTTGTTAATTATTTAAAGGAAAGATTTAAAGATAATAAGATTCCAGACACTATTATTTCTAATTTAAATAAAGCTCAAAAATTTGTTGAGAAGTTTGAACCTTTTGAAAATGCTTTAGAATATTTTCAGGAAAATCCAAAAATGTATAATAGTGATTCATATAGTAAATATGATAACGGATCTGATCTTACTAAATATTCGGAAGCTATACAAAAAGGACTTAGAGTAATTGAAAATAATCCTGAATTAAAAGCTTTAATAGAAAAATATAAATAATTTAAATATTTAAATGAATAAATCTCATATTCTCATATCAATGATCTTAAGAAACGAGGGGGGTTATTGGATGGATCCGGATAATTTAGACTCCGGGGGTGAAACATACTGCGGAATATCCAGAGTTAATTTCCCTAAATGGGAAGGATGGAAGATTATTGATAAATTTAAACCGTTAAAAAGAGAACAAATCATAACAACAGTTAAGGAATTAGAAGATTTAGTAGAACAATTCTATAAAGATAATTTTTATGATAAATGTAAAATAGATGATATAAGCAACATTTATATCTCAGCCCATCTATTAGACCATTCTGTTAATGCTGGTGTTTCTAATGGTGTTAAATGCCTTCAAAAAGCTATTTCAAATTTAGGACAATCCTTAGATATAGATGGGAAAATTGGACCAACTACAATTAGATTAGCGAATTTATGCAATTCCAAAAATCTGCTTCAAGAATTTATTTCCCAAAGAAAAGAATATTATCAATCAATAGTAGATAGAAAACCTTCTCAAAGTAAATTTTTAAAAGGATGGTTAAATAGGATAGATGAGGTAAATACATATATATCTAACAAATTTAAATCCTAAACATTATGGCTTGTAAATCTAAAAGCAAATCTAAAGGTAAAGGTTCAAAAGGTGGTAAATAATTCAGAATTATTAAATACTACCAAACAATAGGATTTTTATATACAAAATCCTAACTTTGTACAAGTTTAACGTTAAATATTAAAGAAATGAAAGTAAACGAAAAATTTAAAGTAAAAATCTTACAAGAGGGCGGAACTATGCCCACGGAATCTGCTACTCAGGCTCAACCTAGTCCAGAACAAATCTTTCAGCAAATTCTTCAATTAGCTGCTCAGGCAACTCAAAATCAGGATTGTCAAGCTGCATTGGCGGTATGTTCAGCGTTAGTCGAAATGACTCAGGGACAAGCTGCTCAAGCAGAAGCTCCTACTGAGCCTGTAATGGCACGTCGAGGAGGAAAATTAGTAGTAAAGAAAAGACAATAAATTATCTTAGATGGGGTATTATTTAAATATAATACTCCATTTTTACTTTAATCATTAACTATGGCACAAGTTCCTAAATTTGAAACTGGAGGTAAATCTCCTTCAAATATAGAAGAATATAATAAAAGAAAGCAAGAATTACAAGACCTTTATAATAAAAAAGAGCAAGAAACAAAGACAATTACTATTAACGGTAAAAAATACGATATAAAAGAAGCTAAAGAAAAACTCCAGAATTGGGTTAGTTCTGATGACTCCCGAAGTTTAAAAAACTCTTATAGAAGAAGAGGATCTGGAGTAGATGCTTCTTATAATAGATTTTTAGACGCTCTAAGTAAAGGTGATATACAAGAGATTAATAGTACTCCAAGTGGATTTGATATTAAATATAACAACTCAGAAGGATTTAATTTAGGTGATAAATATAGTAGTGATTATTTAGCTAAAGCTATAGATAATAACTTTTTAAATCTTACTGAATACTCTAATACTTTACAAGAACCTAATAAAATAGATGTATCATGGAATCCTAGAGAATTAATTAATTCCGTATGGGGAGGAAAGATTAATCAGGAAGTATATAATAGGAAAAATACTTCTGAAAGGATTGATGATGTAATTAGGGCTTTAGAAAATAATAGAGGAAGATTTTATGAGTATTTATCATCAGAAGATAAAACTCCATTTAAGGGATATGAGAATCTTCCTTTTAAATCTATACAGGAGTACGATCAATTTATAGAAGATTTATCTCAAGGTAGAAATGGGGATCCTAATTCAGAATTTGATTGGGAAGAACAGAAGAATAATCAGCGTTTTGGTGATTATATATGGAAATATATTTTTGGAGATTCAAATCAACAAAATTCTTCTACTCAAGGATCTACTAAATCCGAAGAACAAATTAAGAAAGAAGAAGATGAAATAAGGAAAACAAATAATCTACCAGAAGGTGCTCCTCTAAGTTATAATTTTAACGGAAAAAATATAGTAGTTACTAAAGAAGGGTTAAGAGAAATAGATTCTTCTGGGAATCTTGTGGGATTAAGAGGCTATTTTCCGTTTGAATCTAACCCAGCTACATATATGTTAAAATCTGGATGGTATGATACTGATTATATACCTTATGAAAAGATTAAGGATTATGTAGGAAGTAATGTTAAATATTTAAATGATATATATAATCCAGAAGTATATAGTTGGAGAAAAAATGCTGAGAATATTAAATATAAGAAAGATTGGGATAAGGAACAGAGTTATAATGCTTATTATAAATTAGCTAAGTTATTAAATCTTCCGGAAGGAGAAGAATATGGTATTGATTATTTTAATCCTTATATAGGAGATAATCAAGCGGTTGAAGATTATGAATTTATTGGAATAAATAATCCTCAGAATGTTGAGAGTTATTTAAATACTGGAAGGCCATATAAATCTAAAAGTATTTATGCTATTAATAAGAAAACAGGAGATATAATTCCTGGAGAATTTAAATATAACCAAGGTTATTTACAATTTAGTCCGACATCAAACTATCCGGGAATTTCCTCTATTAATTTAAATAAACTTAATGTTAATCCAGTTGAAGGGAGAGATTTAACCTTAGGAAGTAAGTTTTTGGCTGATTTATATTCTAAGTATTTTAATATTAATAGTCAATATTTAGGGGCTAATGAAGCTAAAGGAGAAACTACTGCTGGAGGTATTCCTATTAGATATCAAGAAGGTGGAATATTAAGAAATTCAATTTCCTCAGATCTACAAGATAAACAATCTGCTTCCATGTCAGATGTATTCTCTGGAGAATCATTAAGTGCAGCAGATAAAGCAGATTTAACAGCATTAGCATTAGATGTAGCTGGCTTAGCTTCTACCGCTGCGTTTGGTGTAGGAAATGCTGTGGGAGCTGCAACAGGATTAGGATCTACAATTTCTACTGCTATTGCTGATTATAAACGTGACGATGATTGGTCATGGAGTGATACTGGGAACTTAATACTAAATCTAGGGATGGATGCAGCAACATTAATTCCCGGATTAGGAACAATGGCTAAAGGAGCTAAAGTAACTAAAGCAATAAAAACAGCAGCTCCAATACTACGTAAAGCATTTACTGCATTAGGATTAGGAACTTCTCTTACTGCTTTAGGTAAAGTAATGTCAGGAGAAGAATTAACTATAAATGACTGGAGATTGTTAGCTAATGGATTAAATGCTGTAACGGGTATCGGTAGAAATGTTGCTGGGAAGAAGTTATATACTCAAAAAGCTGGTGCAGGAGAATTATCTAAACCTCTAGAAGTTAATGTTAACGGTAAAACTAAAGAAATTTCATTTAAAAATAATGAGGTAGAGGGATTTAATAAGATGTCGACAGAGGATAAATTAACTACTGTTAAGACTAAATTAAAATCTCAATATACGGATTTAACTGACGAGGATTTAAGTAATATAAAAATACCTAAAGGTAAATGGTATAATCCTTTCACACGCGGAGTTGGAAAAGTAAAAGAAACTAAAGTAGCTGGAAGAGAATTAACACCAGAGACTTTAGATAAAATTAAGAATAATAAACTCTCATCCTTCCAGAAAGGATTAGTAGCAGAGCAGGCTTATTATAGACGTGGCAATATCCAGAAACAATTAGAGGATAATAATATTTATCTCGGACAAACTTTAGGTGCTCCTACTGTAGTATATCACGGAAAATTAACTGAAAAAGCTCCTGGAAAAATTAATTTAAGAGCTCCCAGATCTGAAATACTTGAGCAAAAAGAGCAATTAATACATAATGTTGTAAATCCAACAAAAGGACCTACAGATGCGGAATTAAATAGTTCTATACTAGAACAAATGCAATTTACACCTTTTGGAACAACACGTCCTTTAACAGAACCTTCTGGGAAAGCTAGTAGAATGACTAAATCCGATGTTAGAAAAACTCAAGCTAAGCTATGGAGAGAAAGCGAAGAAGGAAAAGCTACACTAGCTAAAAATAAACAGAAACTAGAAAATGAGAAAAGACGTAGACAATCAGCGTATTTAAAAGGTCAGGAAACAAAAAGACGTAACGAATTAGGATATAAAGAAGAAAATAAAAATTTATCTAGAATAGTTACAACTCCGAACGAAAGTGTTAGTAATCAAAACGATGAAAGAATATTAAATCTCTTAATTAAAGCGGAAGAGGATGCAGTATTAAGAAAACGTATAAACGCTCAAGAATATCAAGCCGCATCTAAACATTCCTCTAAAAAGAAAACAGTAAGTAAGAAGAAAAGTAAAGATGTAGGAGATAGATTACCTAAAAAACATAAGGATGGAGGTACTTTAGACTACTTCTTTATTCGAAATAAACTTCTTAAAGAAAGAGATAAATATGAATTAGGCTCTAAAGAATGGATTGAAGCAAATAAAAATGTTAAGGAATTTAAAAATGGAGGAGTTATTAAATATCAAGATGGGGGAGTTACACCTACTAACATATTAGAAGAAGTTGTTGTAACTAGAAAGTCGCCTTCTAGAATAAGAAGAATTGATTCCGAAGTTTTAAATAATAATACTTTTGATTTTAATTTAAAACCAATGAATAAACCTTCTTTAAATACTCCCATCACTAAATCTTCAACTGGTTCTAATATTGAATCTCAAAATTATCTTCCAACTAAATCGTCATTAGGAAGTATTCCTCTAACTACTATATCTTCCTTAGCTTCTGCTATACAAAAAACAGCAGCTAATAATAAGATATATAAAACGTTAAAAAAAGATCTAAGACCTTCTTTAATAAATCTCCCTACGGATTTAAATTATTCCATTCAAGGAAATGAAGGAGTTAGACAAGCTTATTATAAACAAGCAGCAAATTTAGAAGGATTAACTAGAACACCTCTAACCTCAGATGCCGATAGACAATTAGCATATAATTTAGAAGTAGCTAAAAATGCAGCAGAAGCAAGATTGCAAGGAGATTTAGCAAACGAACAAGCTATACAACAGTCTAGAGAAAAAGCATTTCAAGTTAATGCTAATAATTTAATAAGAAGAGAGGAAGCTGCAAATAGAAATCGTTTAGCTACTACAGAGTATTTAAATACTTTAGCGAATTTAAAAGCTCAGAAGATAGGACAAAATGCTAATATCTGGGATACATTCTTACATGATGTAACAGAACAAACTAAGCAGTATATAAATACAAATAATGCTAGAAAAGTAAATGAACAACTTTTAGATTCTCAATATAAAAATGCTAGATTATCTACAGAGGATTCTATTACTGCATCAGATTTACAGAGAAGATTAGATGCGTTATATCAAAAAGAAGAATACAAGAAAGATCCTACTAAATTATTCTTAGATCCAGAATATAAAAATATTATTAATGCTCAAAAAGAGTTACAACTTAAAGGATTAAAGAGAAGTATAGATTTACAAAAATTAGGATTATCCGGACAATATCCTAAAATATTTAGATTCGGAGGAATAATTAAGAAATAATATGAAGTTAAATATTAAAAAATTTCAAGAAGGAGGACAACTAGCCCCGTGGGTTGGGTATTCTCCTTTCTTTCAACCTATTGGAAGAGAAGAAGGGACATCAGCCGTAGCTAATTCTTCTGCTAAATCTGGTGATACTAAGATTGATAATTCTCAGAAACAGTTAAAAGATATTATAGGTCAAATGGTTGGTAAAGGATTAACTAATGAAGTTAATTATTTCGCAGAACAAGTTGGTAATATCTTTGCTGATACAGATCTTTTAGGACAACCTATTAGCGTTAGACAATATACAGGATTAGTATCTAGATTAAACGAGATTCAGAATAATAAACAGATATTTGATCAAGCAAAAGAACACGCACTATCTAAAGGAACACTTTCAGAAGCAGCAATAGATTATTCTGGAAATTTATTCGCACAAAACTCTAATGGAGAACTTGTTATGATTACTCCAGATCAATACTCAGAAAGTAGAGAAGAGTATAGAGTATTAACTAATAATGATCTCTTAACTCTAAGGAATAATAGTAAAGCTTATATATTTGATAATAGCCTATCTCAAACGGTTGCTGGAAGTTTAAATATAAACGATATAAGTAAACGAATAGAAGAGATTGTTAAATCTATAGGAGTAGAAAAACAATCTTCTGATTATTACTTTGATAAAGCTAGAGCTAATCAATTAGAAAAAGGATTACAAGCTATTGTAAGTGAGAAGTTAAATACCGCTTCTGATGGAACTTTTAAATTAACTGAGGAAGTTGCTACACAAAGAAAAAATGCTAATCTTGCTTTAAATTACATATGGAATAATTTAGATCAACAATCTAGAAATACTTTAATCGCAAGAGCTGCTATTAATAATACTGGAGATCCTAGGGAAAATGCTATAGAAAGTATTAAAAATATCCTCATCTTCGGAACTGATCACTCTTATTCCCAATCATTAAAAGATGAGAATATAGAAGGTAGATCAGGGAGTGGTTCTGGAGGTAAAGGAGGATTAACTGATATTAACCCTCTAATGAGTTATGTATCAGATCCTAAAAATCAGAAATATGTAGTAAATGTAGGAGATAAATATTCTTTTGATGCTAAAGCTAGTATTAGACCATTAATAGGAGCTAAAGGAGAAGTATTAAATGAGAGTTATTTATCCGATATAATTACTAACGGAGGGTTAGGTTCTTTAGTAGATATTTCAGGAGCTTCTGTTGGAACTGGAGTTACTTTAAATCCTAATGATTTAAGTAAGATATTATATGAAGGAGATAGAGTAGCGATGACATGGTTACCATATATAACAGATCCTAAAACAGGTTCTAAAGTAGTAGATTTAAAAGCATTGAAGCGTTTAGAAGATGCTGATAGAGAAATTTCTGCTATAGGTCCTACAGTTACAGAAGATCAGAAATTAAATATATACAGAGCACATAATGTAGATCATTTAATACTTAGAGGCGGAGAACCAGCACAAAGTCAATTATCTTATATGCATCAATTTATGGTTATCCCATCTCTAATTCCAGAAGAAGTGGCAAAGGAAACTCAATTAAATAGTATTACTAAGAGATTAAATAATGATTTAGAGGATAAGGCTAGGGATATGTATGCTAGGGTTAGATCTAATCTAGAAAATAAAATGTTGAGAGCTAATGGTTACATACCTCCAGAACATTGGTATAGACCTGATGATGATATATATAAATCCTCTATATTCTTACCTGTACAAGATGAGTTAATGTCAATCTTATTTACTGGAAAAACTGCCCCTCAAACAGCTAAATCTAATTTAGATTATGAAAATGTAATAAGAAATACTAATCAAATTACACAACAAACTGGAGGATTAAACCCAGCTGCATTTAAATAATATGGATAATTTAGAAAAAAAGGATTGGTTTGGGTTATATTACTCAAACCAAGATAAAACTTATATAGACTTCTTACAAAATGGGGTTACTCCTAATGATATAGAATTGAAGTCAAAGGATGAATATAAACAAAACGAAAAGATCGTTCAGGCATTTACTGCACCCGATGGGAAATTTGATGATAACGCATTTGATACATTTTATAATAAAGCATTATCCTCATATAACACATTATCTATAGGACAGTTTACAGAAGAGGATCTTCCAAAAGTGCAGTATGATATAATGTCTCCTTTTAAATCTCAACTTTCTCCTGTACAAGATATTTCTTTAGATATAATAAAAACTAAAAATCCTTTTATTCAAAGCACCGGATTAAATACTATACTAGGGACAGAAATGACTAGTATGTCTACTAGAGAAATGGCTCAACAAAATAAAATTTTCGATACTGAGAATAATAGGTGGATGGATATTACTCCAGAGGATTTAGGATTTTGGGGAACAGTAACTAAAACTCCGATAGTTTTAGCTCAATATGATAGAGATATACAAGAAACTGATCCAGAAACAGGAAGATTAATACAACATAAAAAAGGAGAAATAAAATTAGATGAAAGTGGAATGCCTTATTACGAAACTCTTGGTAATAGAGAAGTTCATGGTAAACAAGTATTAAGTGCGTTTGATGTAATTACTAGAGAAAATTCTACATGGAATAAATTTGATTTTTTTGATAATGATGGAGAAGAATCTAGTATCGGATCTACTATAGCACAAACTATAGCTAGTATCGCTCCTTTATTTATCCCATATGTAGGTCAAGCTTATGCTGGAGCTTTAGTTCTTAGAGAAGGTACTAAGTTAGGGATTACTTTATATAAAATGCTGGATGGAGCTATTAATAATAATCCAAATCCTAATTTTGGGATATTAAATACTATAGAAGCTAAAGCAAACCAATTTAATACTAGTGTATCGGATAAGTCTCAAGAGAAATTATTAACCTTTGAAAATTTTGGAAGGTTAGTATCTGATATAGGCTCCCAATTATTCCAACAGAGATTATTAGCCCAAATCCCTAATTGGCTTGGTATAGGAAACTCTGAAAGAGCTGCTTTAAAAGCTATAAAAGCTAAATATGGAGATGAGGTAGTAAAAGCTATCTCTGACGGTAGTATAATTCAAAATAGAGGATTATATAATACTATCATTAACTCAGATCCAGCAGTTATAAATGCTATAAATAAAGCGAATATAAGAAATAATTTCTTAGGTAGATTCATGGCTAATTTTTATATGTCAGGAACCTCTACCATGGATGTATATAATGATGCTCTAGATGCTGGATATGATAGAAGAACCGCAGCTCTAACTGCTGGATTAGCTATGGGTGCTACCACTTGGATGATACAATCTACAGAGATAGGACAGAAAGCTTTAGAAGGTTTAGGGTTTGACAGTGAAAGGGCCGCTATAAGAAATGCCGGAAAGAAATTTATTGAAGAAAATAGAGAATTATTACATTACACAGCTAACAATACTACAGATAAGGCGGCATTTAATTCTGTGTTAAGAAAAGCTATAAATACATTTAAAAAAGTAAAAGAACCTATAGATAATATCATATCTAATTCTGGAATAGCTAGTAATGCTGTAGCTGAGGGAATTGAGGAAATGTCAGAAGAAGCTATTATGGATATGTCTAAAGCTATTACAGATGTATTCACAGGAATTTCTGGTACACAAAAAGATGCTTCTTTTGATTTCTTATCCTCTAATCCATTAGAAAGATACTTAATGGCTGGTTTTGGAGGTGCTATTGGTGGGGCTATATTTAAAGCTGCTAATAATTTATCTGATATAAATAAAAGAGTTCCGGAACAAGCTACTGATAATATCTTTTACATATTACGAAATGGAGGTAAATCTAAATTAATCTCAGAATTAGAGAGATTAAGACAACAAGGTGTAGCTCCAAAAAATCTTTCTGCTACTAATAGAACAATAGAAGGAGAGAATATAAATTACTCTCCTGTAGAATCTGGAGATATTTCCCAAAATGATGCTGTAATAGACCTATCATTACAGTTAATAAATCAGTGGGATGCTATTATTAATGAAGAAAATCTACGCCTTAGTGATGAAGAATTAATATCTTTATCAGCATTAAGGGATAGGAGAGTAGAAGATCTTATTAAATTTGATGGAAGATTAGATATTATTAGAGATTATAATCAATTAGGAAAAGAAATAGGAAATCTACTCCTAGAAAAGAAAGATATAGAGAATCGATTAAATGCTCCTAATAAAGAAATTCCGAATAAAACAGAGTTGGAGAGTAGATTAAATATAATAAATGAAGAACTTCAACAAAAAAGAACAGAGAAGGATATACTATTACGAGGAGGAAAATCCGAAGAGTATTTAAAAAGAGCTTTATTTAATATAAGCGAAATATCTAATAAAATTTATTCTTCTGATATATATACATATACAGAAAATATTCTTGGCAAACCGTACGGATCTTTATCAGAATCCGAAAGAGAGGAAATTAAATCTAGATATAAAGCTTATAGAGAAGATAATAATGAGAAATTAGATAAAGCGTATAAAATATTTACGTCATTATCACAGAAATATGGTGATAATATTATAAATATAGTATCTAAGTTACCGTTATTAAATAAAATAAAAGGATATCTATCAGGAATAGATGAAGAGGCCTTACTTAATCTTGATGAAGATGCAAAACGTAATTTTGATTTAGCAAGAAAATTAGGACTTGAATTAGGGGTTCCTGTAGAAAGAGGGATTGATTATATATTTGAATATAGAAATACAGATTTATCTGATATAAATACTCAGAATATAATTAAAAACTTCTTTAATTCAATAAATCAGGATGGATCTGGAATTGATGTAGGTAGTATTTTCTCTACATATAAGAATTCTGGAGAATTTATATCTAATATATTTGATACAATATTTAATATAGATCAGAAAATAGATACCTTATCTAATTCTATTAACAATAAATTAAACTCAGATCCTACTTTAGATAAAAATTTTGTAATAAGAGAATCTATAGAAGAATTTTTAAATAAGAACATTTCTAATTCTATAGTTAAATCTTATATACAAAATAATTTAAATCTTCCTAATTTAAACTCTTCAGAAGAAGTAATATCTAATATTAGAAAGATTCTTATTAATTTATCTGGATTATTACAGTTTAATCTAATTCCCCAACTTAGGACTAGATCAATGATGAATTTAATTGAAAGTGCTAGAAATGAGGGAATAGAATTAACTAAGGATTTATATTCTTATATAAAAACATATCTAAAATCAGATAATAAGGTAGAATTAGATTACTCTTCTTATGTATCTAATCTTTTATCTTATGTAGATGAGAGTCTTGGGGAATTAGTTAATTATGATTTACAAAATATAAAATCCCAATCTCCGGATTTTCAAGCTGCTTTAAAAGAAGGATTTGAAGAAATTGGAGTTAATAATTTAGAAGAGGTAATACAAATATCAGAAGAGTTAAAAAATGTAAAAGATTGGTTTGAAGTAGCAAGCCTATTAAAAAATTCTAATTTAAATGATGTAGAGAAAAGGATCATTATAGAAAGTATAAATGATTCAAATAAATCTAAAACAAAATCATCTTTATCAGAAATAAATATTTTATCAGAAGCTTCAATAGATCCTTCTCAGTTAGTAGAGAATCCTTTAAATACTTTATTATCTGAGATATATTTAAATGTAGATGAATCTGCTGGAAATATTAATATCTTTGAATTATTATCAAATGAAAGTGATTTATTAAAATCTACTAATACACTTTCTGATTATGTTTTGCAAGGAAAGGTTAAATTAGAACAACTTGATACTGCAATAAATGTGATTAACGCATTGCAATCAGTAGTATCTTCGATGCAATCTTCTACTATTGAAAATGGAGGATATGGATTTAATTCTACTTTAAATTATGTAAGAGAAAAATTAGGAGTATCAGAAAAGCTTCCAGAAATAGAATCTAATTCCGCATTTGAAGTTATACAAGAATTAGAGAGGATAAAGAATAAATTGGGATTCTATAAAAAATTATCTGAACAAAATAAAGGTAATAAACTTAAAGAGCATAAGCTTACAGCTATAAAAACTAGACAAGCTCTCATAAAGAATTATCAGGATAAATTATTTAGAAATAAAGCTCCCGAATTATTTGAAGGAGTGGATGATATATTATCTAATTATAATTTAGATAGTTTAAATAATTCGGATTTAACTGATGAAGAATATATTTCATTGGAGAAACTTATTTTAGAAGTAGAAGATAGAATTTATGATAATGCTACTAAATTATCTAAGAATAATACAGTATCTAAAGAACATTTAATATCTAAATTATTTCAGAATTATGATTATTCTAAATTAATGAAAGAAGCTTATAATAATCCAGCTTCTTTAAATTCTGAAATAACTGAGATGTCTCCCTCCGATTTATTTATCTATTATCATACTATATTAACCACAAAAGCATCTACATTTAATAATGCATTAAGAGATATAGTGAATGAATCCTTGGGATCAGATAAACAACTTATAATTCCTATATTTTCTCAAGAATATGCTGCAAGGATTGCGTTAGCTTGTATTATAGATATAAACTTTATGAACAACTCTACCGAGTTAACTAAGGAGTTTGAGAATAGTATTACAAATCCAGCACTTAGAGATAAATATAAGAATTATATATCTAGACTACAAAATACAGTATTTATAAATGGAGCACCAGGAGTAGGTAAGACTACTGGTGTTGATTCTTTAGTATTTAAATTAGCTAATAAATTATTAGGAGAACAAGGTGCTGTTATATCTGGACCTAAGATGCAACAAACAGTTAATCTATTAAATTCGATTACTGGAAAATCTTATTCTGAAACGGAAGGATTGAACACTATAAATGATACTATTAAGAATAAAAAACTAACAGCAATTACCGCTGATATGTTATTAAATTCTATTTTAGTATCTCCAGAAATAATAGAAAAGGCCAAGAAACAGTTTAATGATCCTCAATCTAAAACTATTCCGGAGAATGAGAGGGTTATAGATATACTAGAAACTCAAGACAAGGAATTAGTTGTTAGAATAAATCCTAAATATCTAACTCCTTCTAATTTTAAATCTGGGATATTTCAAGATCAAAGATTGATATTTATCGATGAAGTTACACAATTATCTAAATTTGAATTAGAATTATTATCTTCATGGGCTCAACAAAATGATAAGATATTAATTACTTCTGGTGATTTATTACAATCTGGTTATGCTGGAAGTGATGGAGCGTATTTAGGGATAGATGTAGATACTAATTTAATATACACACCTACTTTAGCTACATCTTTAAGAATTACTAATATCCATAAAAAAGATAACTTAGATTCTTTAAGAGTATTAACTGATAGAGTTAGAAATGTAGATAATTACTATACTACAGGAGAATTTAATTTAGAAGAGGGAATAAAAATAGCGTTATCTAACTATGAGAACGTACCTAGTCTAAAATATTATGAAGACGACGTAAAACTCTCTGGAGATAAAATTGTTGGATCTATTTCTACTTTTGATTTAGATAAATTAGTTCATGACTCAGAAGAGCCGATAGGATTTATATATGATGATGTAAATTCTGATACATATAAGCTAATAGATACTTATATAAAAAAGAATCCTGGAAAAATAAGGAAATTTAAACTTGAAGAAGTACAAGGTTCAGAAGCTAAATACTTTATAGTAGATAAGAAATTTAATTTCGGATCTCATGGAGAATTTGTAGAAAAAGCTACTAGAGATTTATATACTGCTATAACTAGATCTAAAGAAGGTACTATTATTATAAATAATGGGTTAACTACTAAACTTACTAAAGGATCTGAAAGAATTAGTTATACACAATCCTCTATATTAAATAATGAAGCTGCTAAATCTTTCTCAGAATTAAGATTGAAAGCTCTTAATGCTTCGTTAGAGAATAAAACTATAGAACCTCAAAAGAAAGAATCTTCTACTACATCAGTCTCAACACCCCAACCTAATGTAGAATTAGAAAAAGTTTTAGATGCTGCATTTAGTGATTCTCCAGAAGCTAATAGAGAAATTCAACAATTAGAAAGAATAGAATCTAAAACAGAGAAACATTCTCCTGATAGTTTTATATGTTATTCTTATAGAACAAGAATTAAACCTAAAGCAGAAATTAATGGTGATATAACTACTTATAGCATTAAAGATTCCGCTATAATGCTAAGATTAGATTCAAATAGTGAACATAGAGCATTCTTTAATGGAGAAATTGATGGCTTAAATCCTACACAATTCGAAAGAGTTGATGAAAAGATATTAGAAGTAAAGAGTATATTATATAATTACACAAAATCCAGAAGAAATAAATTATTTAAAGATTATAATATTGAACAAGATTTATCTAATTTATATAATGACATATCTGGAAATACTGGAACATTAGATTTATCTAACGGGAAGTTTGTATTAAAAGCAACTAAATATTTTAATAAATCTATAGGAAAAGAAGATTCTGTTATTAGAATTATATATGAAATTCCTATATTAAATTCTTCTACAGAAGAGAATACTGTAGAGCTTTATATAGTAGAATTACCAAATATTAATAATGAATCTTTTAGAATTAAAGATTCTGATACTCCAGAACAAAGAGCTTCTAAAGCATGGTTTGTAGAATATCAAAAATTCTATGGACAAATAATGAATAGTTTCATTTTGGATGAAAGTGGAAAATCTAATAAATACTTCCAGCTTAGAGATGATTTCGAATTAGAACGAATTACTAATAGTATTATATATAAAGGATCAGATAAGAAAAAATTTGCACATGTTCCATTTGAATCTAAAGAATCTGAATTTAGAGGAATTTACTTCTCTAAGCCTTATATAGTAACTAATACTAGATACGGTAAATCTAATCGGAATGAGTTATTAATTCAACGTAACGAGAGATTAAATACTCTATATAATGATTATTATGAAACTTTAGAGGAATATAATAAAGCAGATACTACTCAAAAATCTAGATTAGAACCTATATTAAAATCTAAATCTGAGAGATTAAATGCTGAAATAAATAAGAATAATATCAAAGGCAAAGCAGTAGTATTTGCTACACATAGTAAATATATATTTGATGAGGATGATAATATTATCTCAGAAGATCAGTATGGAGATTATTACATAGACCAAATGAATGGAAAATATGATAATGATCTAGATAGAAGAGATAAAATTAGAATGATCATTTTAAATCCGGAAGGACAAACATTCCAATCCTTTATATCTAAATATAGAGAATTTATAAATTCATATAAAAAGAATTCTGGAGTAGCTAAATATAATGGTAAATTTTATAAATCTTACTTTGGAGATTTTATAGGATTTGATACATTGTTATCTATATATAATTATTATAATTATTTAAAAGCTAACGGGAAGCCAGACTCTAAACATATCAAAATCGCTGAGAAATTATTTAATTCTCTATCCTCACTTTCAACTAAAGAAGGAAACGCGGAAAACCCATTTGATCTTCCTAGTGCCAAAGTTAAATTTGGACTACCTCATGTTCTGAGGATAATGGAGAGATTACATATAGAAACTACTCCAGAAGAGATTAAGAAAATGGAGAATTACTCCTCTTCTATTAATGGGAATGATGTACTTAAATTCATAAATAAGATTATAGAATTTAAAATAAATCAAAGACTCCATCCCGAATTATTAGTATCTTCTCCGATTATAAATGAGGAAAATGGGGGAATATTCCAAGACTGGAACAAAGAAGATGGAATTACCGATTTAGATATAATTGATTTTATGGAATTTGCTATGTTAGGAAGAAGAAATTATAAACAACCTGACGGAAGCATTAGTTCTGTAGAAGCTCCTAATTATAATCCTTTATTTAAAAACGGAATCTTCCCATTCCCTGTTTATGAATTAACGGATAAGAAAACTGATTATACTGGAGGGGAATATTTTTATGAAGCAAGAAATCCAGAAGGACAATATTATATAGATAGAGATATTCAAACTCCACAATTTGTATTTCAACCATCTAGGGATTTAGCCTCTCCAAATGATTTCGGAATCGCAAGAGTAGAGAATAATAGAGAGGTATCTAATAAAGATGTTGAAAAACAAAAGAGTAAAGAAGTTTATAGAGCAGAATTATATAATAATATAAAAGATAAATTATCAACTTCTAATATAGATTTAAATTAT